GGTTCAACCTAATAATCCATTCCTCCTTGGGACCTTTGAGTGGGAAAGACTTAACAGTACTTTTTGGAACAGCATCTATAAATCTTGCACCATCACGTCCACACATGACCTCCATACTATCCAACGGCTTGAACTCTCGTTGAATCCAAGCAATGTGTTTAGGGTGAGTAAACATTGTAACAAGATCCTGAGTGTAGTCATTCATGGCCCAAATGACATACTCAACTTTCATGCCCACTGAGGTATTGGCAGAATAGACCATGGATGCTTGCCATTGTCGTCTGAAATCAAATTTGGGTGAAGACCAATCACACGGCACATCACAAATCTTAAGCACTATATCAGATATAATGGTTTTCTCTACGCGTGATTTTGTATGGGATGACCTACCTATTGTGTTGCCCATGGGTGTTATACGGGAATACTTGGGCAGATAATTAAGTGGTGAATTTGGATGTATTGGGGCAGACTGATTAATGACCTCTATCCCATATTGTTCTTTGGGGAAAGTACCATTAGACATAGCCGTTAAGCAGGGCGTCTGGTCCAACACTGCCTTGAACTTTGTTATCATGTCACGAGTCACAGTTAAACACATTCCAATTGGAGTGTCTAACCTACCCAAAAGGTGAAAGCCTGCTATGCATGGTACGTCGAACTCACCAAGCAATACGCCCATGCATAAACCATTAAAAGTATTGTATGGTAATGCATATATATAGCCAGTACCACCAGAGTGTGGTTGGCTAGTCTTAAAAGATATAGTATGGTCTTTAAGCACACCAAATACATCCCTGTGCATGAAAGGCCCGCCACCACTGGTATGCGTTATACTTTGAGGAAAATGTTCAATGAGACTAGCATGTGGGTTCAGAAAAGGTGCATTGGCATAAACCAAGTCAACTCCAGAAATAATACCAGAAGTTTTTAAAGATATGTGGCCTTTAAAAATGGTGTTTAGTCCATCACCCTCTTTATGACGACACGTGACTTTGAGCTCAGTCTTGTTACCAAAAACGTGCAATGGCACAAGCATATTATTTCCATCTAAAACCAAACCGTCACACCTAGTGACACTATCGTCTTCGCCAACAAATGTTATATGATAAAGATTTTTTGCAATTTTATGTTTCAATTGCTCTATAGTGGTAGTGCGTGCTTTATCACTTATATGTAGCTCAGACCATGCTGGTTTGACCCAGTCACTAGTTTTTGCATCCCTGGCCTTGACTTCTTCCTCTCCTTCTGGTTCAAGAGCGGACTGTTTGTCTGGAGCACTCACTGATGGGGGCACAAAATCAACACATTTACCATGC